GGGTGTTCGTTGGTCTGGCCGCATGTCGGACTACCGGGTTGTGAAAGAGGACTCCGGGGACTGCTACCTGGACATCACGTTCTTGCACGATTTCGAGGAACTGAAGCACATCCGGGTGTGGGCCAACCCGTTCCTGCGCCCGGAGTTCCAGTTCCCGAAGCTGTGGGTGATCTTTGGTCCGGCCCGGTTCTGCCTGTTGACAACACTTTTCGTGAACCTGTGCATCCGCTTGGAAGGTTCGTTGTGGTCTTTGCCTGACGATCCTCTGGACATCAACGAGTGGATGGGGCCTAGCTTTTACCCAGGTAACTGGCGAAACATTGTGAAGCCCTACCCGCTGCTAGGAGACAACACCCCTATCACGATTGTGTTCTCGCGGTTCGGTTCGTTCTATGACATGGCGAAACAAGTGTTGGATGACACTGGTTTGACTATCACTTGCCGGCGGTATCTGCCGGATCGTGACCCGCACCCGTTCGAGAACCTGATCGGTGAGCAGCAGCTACTCGTTGACCTTTACACCGCGATCCCGTTGCGCCCAGGCTGCTTGGTGTGGGACGTGGAAGACAATAACGAGTGGGGTAAGGAAACCGCGTTCGGTGGGAGCATCCTGGTCGGTTTGACCAGGGGCATCGTCCAGTTGACCTCTGACGGTTACACCGAAGGTGTGGACGTGTTCACTGGTGACCCGACATTCCCCGGTGAGTATTACACCCCGATGTTTTTCGGCACTTCCCCGCAGGCACCGCATGTGGTGTTCCAGGAGGGTGTGTACACGGGAATTAAATCGTCGGAGTTCCAGTATTTCGAGGCCACCGATACCAGCTTCTTGACGGGTGGTTCGTCGGCTCCGGGAATAAATGAGGCGGCGTCGGCGGCGGTGAATATCGGCGGCGACATCATTTCCTCGCTGATCAACAGTGCGTTGGAAGCCGCGTCAGGTGCCCCTGTCGGTGCCATCCCCTTCGAAATGCCCTCACTCGGGGGCATGCTCGATGCTGTAGCCCAAATTTTCTACCGCGACGTTCTGCTGGCATTTATGCAGGTACCGACACTGCGGGCAATGGGTATCAGTTTGCCTATCGCCGGTTTGGAGAACATAAAAACCAGTTTAGGTGACTTCCATTACTACGAGGGCTGGGCAGATGCGGAGAAAGCGTTCACGCTTGGGGCTGCGCTGGCGGTCAAGAAGCGGATGTTTGAAACGCAGGCGCACACAGCGCACACCCTTCAGATTTCCGACGCCGCGCCGTACCTGTTCGGGAGGAACGGCTACGGGCACATGTGGATCGGTTCTCGTGTCGGCACAACAGTTCTGGGTTACCCGGACCCCGACACCATTTTCGTGGAGCGGGTGAAGAAGGCGAAATACAGTTGGGGTAAGGACGGCCCTTCGGGTTGGCAGATCAGCCTGGGCTACCGCAAACCATCTGACCCCATGACCCGTGTCATGTCGGAGATTCAGAAACTAGGCAGTATCGGAAGTCAGTTAGGGCTCTTGTGATGAATGACGATTTGGTTTTTCAGGAAATCTCCGTTTCCCGGCATATCAGGCCCGATGGGGCGCAAGGCTTCTCCGTTGCGATGAATGAGAACACATCGTTCATCGAGGCTTTGGGGTTGCTGGACGCAGCCCGCTGGGAGTTGTTCAAACAGATGTCGGAAAGGTTCTCCGCATGATCCGCACGCAGGAGCAGACGAACTACCAAAACCCGCGTGAGCATTTCGTGTGGGCGTTACGCAACCTTCCCATGATCGCGGGGGTGGGTGGTATCACTCACCCCCAGTTCCTCACGCAGTGGTCCGAGCATCTGTTCAACTGCGGGTTCGCCCACCGCGACTACATTGCGTCTTTGGCGGATGAGAACGGCATGGTGCATGTCGATCAGTTGCCCAGGCAGGTTTTGGATTTCCAGCCCGCTGTGCGCGGGCCGCGCCACGCTTACAACAATGCTGCCGGGTGGGTCACTGAGGGTACGCCGGCACCGGAACCGGTTCGGCTGCCTGACATTCAGGAGTTGACGGCCAACGAGCAGCAGGCGATGTTGCAGCAGTTCGTGGATGCCGGGTTGGTGTCGGAGCCGGTGAACGGCCCCGCGTTCCTCCCGGCTGAGGTCGCTGATGAGTGACGGCTCGTATGTGATCGGCGGCGGGGATTGGGGTCAGAACGTCAACGAAACCCTTTTGAATCAGATTGTGGGGGTGACTCCGACGTGGGATGCCCCGTTGGAGCAGGTTGAACGCCAACTGTTGCGGTTACCGTTGGATGCTTTGAGGCAGTTCGAGCCGGTTTTAGGTGGGGATTTCGGCGGCGAAACATCTGCGGTGACCACCATCATGGGTGCGTTGAAAACCAAACCCGATCTGCTGAAGTTCTTCAAAGACATCATCAACAACATCGTTGATGGTTGGCAGGGCTTGGTGGAGGGTGACTGGGATTTCCTTGACATCTACGCCACGATGGAGCAGATCGCCGCCGCTATCGCCACCCTGAACTCCGATGTGGCCGCACTGTTCGCCGGGGGCGCTGATGGGATCAGCAAAACGGAGAACTTCAACCTCTACCCCGATGGTGGTCCTGGGTCGAAATGGGAAACGTGGCATAAAGGTTTAGCTGCGGAAACCATTGAGATCAAAGACGGCAAGATGTGGCTGTTTTGTTTCCCTCTGGCTACCCGCACCGGTTGGGCTAAGTACGTTGCGGAGGACACCGGCACCGACTTTCAGCGTGTCGGTGTGGTGTTCCAGGCGAAACCGCAAACAGGTTTGTTCAACCAGACTGCGTTCAACTACATCATGGGGCGTGTCGCCAAGATGGGTAACACTGACACAACTGCGACGTTCGTGTTCGCAAAGCTGGGCGCTAAGTCCGCTGAGATCGGTGTGAACATTCGTGGCACTGAAACGATCTTCAAGAAGGCTGGCTCTTTCAACTTCAACCCCGCCGCCAGCTACACGTTGCAGTGCGGTGTGAAGGGCGTGAACGGGGCTGCGGATGCCCCGTACACCTTCCGACTGTTCGAGGGCGGCACCCAGATCCTTGAGGCAATAGACACCAGCAGGATCTCGTTCGTCGGCCCCAATCACAGGTACACCGGGTTGGCGTTCGCAAACACTAACGCACTGCAGTCCGGTAAAGCCGCCCAGTTCGTCATGTTCGATTCAAAGTAGGGAGTTGTTGTGGCTGATGCCGGTTTAGTGCGGGCCGTTACCGCACAAGTAGCAGACCTAACAGAAGAACAAGTTAAAGCCGTCCTGACGGCTGTGCAACGCGCACAGGGCGGTGACCCTGTGGGCACCGTGTTAGAGGAACCTGGCACCGGCAATATCGCGGTGCGGGTATCCGATCAGGGTGTGCTGTATTGGCGTGTGACTGGTTTGGACGGCAGTGTGTCTAATGACCAGCAGGGCACCCTGGCCGGGTGGACTGTACTTAAGGCTGTCTGATGGTTGTCACACCGCAGGATTTGTTGGATGCCGGTTTGCGTTTGTGTGGGTGCCGTGAGGTTATGCCTTTGTCTCTTTACACCCCTGACGGTAAACGTGCGGATGTGGAGATAGGTGAGTGCCGGTTGTGTCATGGCCGGTTCGGGAAGATGCCTGACTAAAACAAGAAAGACCCCCCACCCTTTATTGGGTGGGGGGCTTTTTTGCGTTAAGGCGGTCTAACATCTCGTCGGGAATGTACAGGTCCGAAGTTATTACCTGAGTTCCTGGCACACGCAGTATCTTGAAGTAGATGCCTGACTTGATTAGCAACTGCCGGCGCTGCTCTACGTCGGCTGCATTCCACGCATCTGTGAAGGTTTGCCCTGTTTCTTTATAAACCCAACCGGCTTGGGAGGTCGGTAACCTTTCAAGGGTCGATATCCGAAAATCTATGGCCCTCATTTGCTCTGTAAGACGTTTTCTCACCGTGTCTGAGGTCATTGTACCCAGCAGGGTACTAATGTCGTCCAGGGCGCGTTTAGCGTCCTCTAATTCGGTTTCGTGGTTTTCGCCCTTACGGAACACCCTTTCGAGGACTTTCCGCTCCCCCACAGCATCAAGAAACGCTTCCTCAAGCAATTCCTCCACCATTCCCGCTTCCACCATCCCGGTGTGGTTATCCCGGCAATGGTAGTACCGGTAAATGTTCTTCCCGTAGTTCCTGCGGTACACCCGGTGGAATAAGGGTTGCTCACACTCGAAACACAAAGCGACATTCAGTAGCGGGGATACGTTACGGGTTCTTGATATAGGCCCGGACTTGCGGAGTTGGACAGCGGCTTGTAGTTGATCCCATTCAGCGGCGTCCAGAACAGGCTCCGAAATGAGGACAGGGAAACCCTCCGCATCCCTGACGGTTTCCCCACCGTAGGTGGAATGGCCGAGCAGGTATTTCGCCTGGGTCATTTTGAACAGGGTTTGGGGTGTCCATTTGACCCCTTTGGGGGACGGTATGCCGTCCTCGTTGAGCCGGTTGGCTACCGCTTCTACAGCGGCCCCGCCGATCAGTTCAGCGGCGATCCTGCGTATCACAGCCGCCTGTTGTGGGTCAGGTTGCAACTGCCAGCCACCCGCCGCTAGCTCTACCGGTGTCAGCCCGTAGGGGGCGTGTCCACCGGGCCAGCGCCCCAACTGAACCAGTTTCATCCGGCTTGCTTTGGTGCGTTCCACAATGGCTTGGGATTCGCCTTCAGCGACTCCTGCGAGGACGTTGGCGACTAGTCTGCCTGTCCAGTTGGACAGGTCTAGTGATTCGGTGATGCTGACAAGGATTTTGTCGTGGCGCAGCATCCACCCGAAGACCTCGTTCAAAGCGATCACTCTGCGGCTTAGGCGGTCTAGCCGCCAGATAGCCATGACCTCCCACTCCCCCGCCCTCTCCCCAAACCACGGGGAGAGAGCAGGGGCTTCCATAGGGTGAATGGAGCCGGGGCAGTCAACGTCCTCAGCCCACCCCACGATTTCGTGTTCGTGCAGGGCAGACCATTGTTCGATCAGTTCCTTTTGGCGTTCTATGCTGGTGCTTTCCGTTGTGCTGCGGGATAACCGGACTCTGCCCAAAACCTTCATCCCATCAGTTTACAGTCAGAACACTAGGTCACGTCGAGTGTGGGTTAGTGTAGATGCATTCGCTGATCGCCCACAACTACTCGTCTTGAACAAAGCACCCACATCCCCCAAGGTCTAACTCATCATCATCAAATAGCGATCCTTGTTCCTCCTGGCGTTCCCGGAAGCCCCGCAAAGTCAGACGAACCTTCTCCCCCGCCACTTGCTCCCGAAGAATAGTCACGTCCTTTCCGAGATACTGACGAAGCTCTGACTCCTGGTTTTCGTGGAAAAGATAACGCTCCCTGTTCTGCTTCAAAAGCATGGCCCACTGCGCTTTACCTGCACGTACACAAGCGCCACCGCAATTCGCGTGAGGGTAGCCCTGCTCGTAAGATCGCGGGGGTTCTATTCCCGCTTCCCGGCACTGCTTGAGCATGTCCTTTTTGTCAATTAAAGGAGGCTCACACAGAGGGGCTTTTGCCGTGTATGGCTTGTATGCGTTCTCAATCGCTGGCAACCGGTGAGCTTCAGACCAGTCAATGCCGACATAGACCACCGTTTCATTCGGGTCGCAGTTAGCTTCTAACCACTCGCGGCAAGGTCGCTGCTTGAGAAACTTAGAGCAGTTCGCCAGACGGCTATTTCCAAGAAAACGGTCATCCTTGAAGACTTGCCATATCGACCTGCCTTCTTTTAACTTCACAAGGGTGCCGCCTAGATTTGCGGCAGCCTCGTCAATGAATCGGTACACATCTTCGTCTTCTCCGAGGTGTGGGCTATCGTTTTCACCTTTGACATCAGCGAAGACAAGATAAAGGTTGTCTGTCCCATGCTCATCTACTACCCGCTTCGCGGTGGCCCAGGAACCTACCCCGCCGCTAAACATAACGACGTGTTTCATTTGCTCTCCCCCAGCGCCTTCTCTAGAGCTTTCCAGGGCAGGAAAGCGCAATTTATACGGGCAGGATAATTTCGTACACCCTGGAACGCGGCTGCATCCTCCGTCAGTCCTTCCGCAGGCTGACCCCTAAGTAGCTTGAAAAAGTTCCCAATCGCATTCATTGCCTCGTCAACTGATAGGTTAGTGACCTGCTCCGTGAGAACGCTTGCTGACGCTTGGCTTATTGAGCAGCCCTGCGTTTCGTGCGACAGTTCCACCACCCGGCTTTCAGTGATTAGGACGCGGATTTGAACTTCATCCCCGCAAGTGGGGTTGTGCTGGCTTGCCTGCCGCGTGAATGATTCACGCAATCCCCGGCCAATAGGATGTTTGTAATGGTCTAATATTATTTCCTGGTACAGCAACTTTCCTCCCTAAAAGGGTAAGCAAACAAACCCCTACATAGAGGGGTTAGGAATTTAGTTTGTAGCGGGTTTAAGAAAGGTAGATGCCTGCGGGGTGATCGTCGGTTTTCTCTGACCACACCACTTTGGGTGGCCTGGCCCGGTTGCCGCCGATCCACACGTCGACGTTGCCTCTGGTGAGCATTTCGGTGTGGAGTTGGAGGATCAGTTCAGTCAGTTTCATCGTCGGCTGTCCATTCGGTGACGTAGCGGTAGCGGGACGATTCAGGTTCCGAATACGGGTCGTAGTCCTGACGTAGCCCTAGTTGTTCGATCACCGCGTCGGCCAGCACTTCGGCGTTGCGTGTCGCTATCGACGTGTCAGGCCATCGCATGTCTGACAGCAGTCGCGGTTGCAGCACCTGGGCGATACGGGTACGTAGATCAGTCATTTCGGTTGCCTTAATCCCATCTCAGTCGCCCACGTCCGCCTCAACGGCGGCGCCACCACCTCCATTACCGGCGGTTCAGGGGTTCGGTGTTTCCAATGTGGGATCCAGTCGGTGACCCAGCGGTAATAGCCTGGATGCCAGTTGCTCCATTGTTGCCAAAGCCCTAGTTCCGCGATCACCGCGTCGGCCTGCCCGAGATACAACGCCTGGATGTGCCCAGCCAACGCATCCCACGGGTGCCCGTCCCACTGCGATGCCGCGCCGTAAATGGTGACGGCTATACGTTCACGCAACTCACTCATCTTCATTTCCTTTCGGCCACACAACCCCGTGAACACCCGCAGCCTGAATAGCCTTATCGCAGGCATAACACGGCTCCCTAGTCACATACAAAGTTGCACCCACCAAATCCTCCCGGTCGCAATACAACAGTGCGTTCATTTCCGCGTGGACCGCCACACAACGCCCTTCCCCGGTGGTGTAATCAGAACCCGGAGATACGTTCGATAATCTTCGAGGACAGTCAAAACACCCAGGTGTACCAGCAGGGCTTCCGTTGTAGCCTGTGCCCCGCACCCGGCGGTCTTTAACAACCACCGCACCGACCTTCGAGCGTTCACAGTCGCTCCTTTCCGATACCGCTTCGGCTATTCCCATGAAGTAGTCATCCCAGCCAGGTCTGCTCATCCAGCAATCAGCCCTTCCAAATCGGCACGCAACTCAGCCAACTCAGCCTCCAACTCCGCAATACGGCACTCCCGCGCGTCCTTATCGAAATCAGCCCTGTCAGCCTCATCCAAAGCAGCCAGCACAGTGCGAATCAGATCGGGGAAACACCCGTGAATAGCGGTGATGAAGTCAGCATCTTCATCCAACAGAACTGAAGCGACGAACTTATTGTCACCGTCCTCACCGACAGCGTTGATGTTGAAGAAGTAGTCTTTGCCGTCTTTTTGGTAGTCCCAGTACCGGTCTTGCGCGCCGGTGGTGGCAGCCCACATTTGGTACAGCTTGTCGAAAAACTCACGCTCATCCATTGTCAAACCCTTTCGTTCCGTTAATTCGATGATTCCGCTGGCAGCGGAATAAGCTAATAATCTGAACCGTAAAGCGATCCCCAGGAACGGCCACCGACCTCCGGGTCAGTGCCGATATGCACACCCTTAAAAGTGCAAGCCATAAACTCACCAATCTTTTCGGCACCCCAACCAGCTTTATTCGCCGGCAAAGAAGCCAAAACCTCATCGTGAATAGGCAACCGCACATACGGTGTGAACCCGGCTGCGTGCAGCCGCAACAAACCCTGCGCCGTTATATCCCTGGATGATGACTGCACCATGTAATTCAAAGCCGCATACGGCTTGTCCTTATCCACCGGAAGCCTGCGCCCAAACGGGGTAGTGATAAACCCGTCAGCGACAGCCTGACGCTGTAACCGTTGAGACAACTGCTTAACCCTGGGATATCTTGACTCGAAACCGGCAATGACCTTCCGGGCGGTCAGAACATCAATGTCGGCTTGCTCCGCGATGTTCCTTGGCCCCGAGCCGTACACGTAAGCGAAGTTCACCATTTTGCCGATCTTGCGGTCCACCCCCGAAACATCGGCGGTCATCTGGTGCAAGTCCTGGTCGGTTTGGAAAGCCCGGATCATCGTCTGGTCACCCGACAGTGCGGCTAACACCCGCAACTCTTGGGTTTGGTAGTCCACCGACGCTATAAGGTGACCTTCGTCAGCAACGAAGCAGCGCCGGATCAACCAGTCGCCAGCCGGCAGCGTTTGTGCCGGTATCCCGGTTATCGACATCCTCGCTGTGCGTGCCCTCAAAGGGTTGATTGATGCGTGGCATCTGCCGCCCGCATCTACACCAGCCAAAAAACCATCCACCCATGTTGTCCTCCACTTCCGCGCTTTCTTAGCCTCAAACACCGCCTCAGCGAACTCGTCACCAGAAGCCACCAAACGCTCCAACAACACCTTGTCAACCTTCCGGTTCCCTGTCGGGGTGAACTCAGTGAACGTGTGGCCCCTGGACTGGAAAGTGTCAGCCAACTGCTCAGGTGAGAAAATGTTTTCGCACCCAAACTGGCGTGCTTTCCATGAGTAGGCTTCCTCTGTGTCCCTGAATGTTTCGGACAACTCTTTGGTGTATTCGACATCGAGGAGGAACCCACGGCGTTCGATGTACGAACACACTTCAGCGAGTTTGCGTTCCTGCTCGATGAGTGGGCGGGACTCTTTCGGGACCAGCGGGGCCAGCTTGCGGTACAGGCGGTAAGCCAAAACAGGGTCCATCCCGGCGTACAGTTCGTACTGCGGGTCATCCAACGGCACTACCCGCCAAATGTGTTGTTTCGTTGTTTTGTGTTGCAGCCGCAACACATTCATCAACCCCTTAACCTCATCGGCCACCGCAGGGTCGATGTAGTGCCGTGTTAAGTCCTCCAAAGACAAACCGGGGCCGCCCTCCGACACCCCGCGAGGGTCCACCAGATGCGCCAGGATGCGGGTGTCAGCAACCTTGGGCCACAGTTCTTCCATCGGAACCCCGACGCACCTGTCGAACACCTGAAGGTCAAAAGCGGCGTTCTGCAACACCATCCCGTCAATGTGTTTCAGAACGGTTCTTGCGGCGTGACGAAACGCCCCACCCTTGTCTACGGGTATCACCCACGCTTCGTCGGCTGTGCCGAACTGCACCAGCCGGCACCGGAAGTCGTCGGAGTAGATGCGGAGGTCGGTGGTTTCGGAGTCCACACCGAGAACTTTGTGTTGCCGGGTGAAGTCGAGGAACGGCTGCAAATCCTCTGTTGTTTCAACCACGTTGATGACAACGGGGGTTTCGTCCACTAGCCGCTTATGCTGCTTCACTTGTGATAAACACCCCTTACTATTCTTGAAACGGTTGCCGGGTTAACTGCGTAGCAGTCCGCTATCTCGCGCTGCGTCAGATCCGATGTGCGGGCAAGGTTGCGTATCTCTTTGACCTCACGGTCAGTCAACTTCTTCTGATTATTGGGCTCCTGCAACACATCGAGTTGCTTGCGGAGTTCGTCGCGTTCTTTGATGAGTGCGTCGATTTCTTTCATCACAGCCAGCAGCGTGTTCACAAACGGTGTCCTTTCGTCGGGGGGTTAGGAGGGGCACCCAGACGGTGCCCCTCCCTACTGTCAAGTCCCGGTCAGAAGAAAATCGGGCGTGACTCGTCCCCACGAGGCGGGAAAAACCCCTTATACGGCTTCCCTGCCTTCGACACCCCGGAGCGGAACTGCCAGCCAGGGGGGCAGTCGGGTGCGTCTGCCGGCGGTTCCTGCGCCTGCTGAGGAACAGACTTCACAGGTGCCGAACCCACACCGGACCCCCCGGAGAAATGCTGGGCTGCGGACTTCACCTTGCCCATCAACTCCGACAACAACGCCGCGTTGTCCCCGGTCAACTGCTCGTAAGCATCCGGGATGTCCGATGCGTGAATAACGATCCACGGGGAATCGAACCCTGCACCACCCTTCAACGTGATGGTGATTTTCCCCTCAGCACTGCTCACGGGCCGTTCCTCCTTTTTGTCTTCGACGGTGTTGTCTGCGAACACGTCTGCGAACACATCAACGGTCAATTCAATTTCCTACTTTCATTTGTTGTTCGGCAGGTACAGGCTGTACTTGCCGTGCTTGTAGAGGTAGTGTTCACTACCTCTTGGAACCCAGTGCCTACCCTTCGCATCCCTGTCTGCGGAGTTCTCAGCGGGTGTGCCCAAGAACAGGTGAGAAGGGTTGCAGCACTTCGGAACATCACATGTGTGGCAGACGAACATCCCAGGAGGGATGTCGCCTACCCACAGTTGGTACGCAGCCCTATGAGCCTGTACCGACTTGCGGCTGCCGTTGATTTTGAGATAGGCGTAGCGCCTTCCGGACTGGCCTTGAAACAACCAGCATCCGTTCTCGTCCTTAACTAGTCTTCGACGTAGCCGTTCCTCAACAGGGATAACCGGATAAGGCATCAGCGCACCGGGCACCCTCCGGTTCCACAGTCTTCCGAAATACCGTCAGAAACCTGCTTCGCCACTGCTGACTCATATTCCCAACGGCTTAACCTTTCATACGGAGACTGTGGCATGGATGCCTCCGGAAATATGGTGCAGCCTTTTAGCCTTCCGGCGAACTGCCGTATCTGCTCTTCAACATGGTCAGAGCTGTATTGCTGCGGATCAACATTCGCTGTGAAGCTGACAGCGTTGTCAGCCCAATACGCCTGATACAACGCCTGGAAGCGCAGCATGTCATGAAGCGGCAGATCGCTGGCAGCCTCCACAATGCTTTCGCCTTCATCTCCGAACCTGTCAGTGACAGCCTGAACAAGCGTGTCCTTTGTGGGGATGGAGATGACAGCGGTGTTGGCTGCGTACTGGCAGTCCTCAACCTCGAACCCGTCAGCCTCGTACTGCTTCAGCATCATCACCTGATCGGGGTCCACCTTCGACAACCGCACCCTGCGGATGAAATACTTCGCAAAGATGGGGTGGACTCCCTCAGACACACCAGGCATTTTGGCGATAGTGCCTGTCGGTGCGATGGTGCGCTTCTTGACCGGCACAGGGATTCGGAGTTCGTGGCAGAACGCCGAAGCCGAGTAATCCACCGTTGTTGCAAGCTGATTCAGCAGGGCTTGGAACTCCCGGCTGTCCGGGGCTTTGGAATACTTCAACCCCGACATGGCGAGGAATGAGGCAACCCCGAAGTGCCCGACACCGATGCGCCGGTTGCGGTCCAGAACCTCACGGGATTTCGGGTCACCCACAGCGGAGAAGGTGGCCCGGATGAGGAACCGGGTCATCAACTGGTGCGCCTTGTCCATCCCGAAGGTGTCCACCCTGCCGTGTTCGTCCACGAACCCGGCCAGGTTCACATGGCCGAGGTTGCACGGCTCCCACGGCTCCAAGGTGATTTCGCCGCAAGGATTGGTGCAGACAACCTCGTTGGGTTCACCGACGTTGGACAGGGATGAGTCCCAGAACCCCGGTTCTCCGTTGTTCACCATGCCCCGCGATAGGGCTTTCAGTACCCGGGCGGCTAACCATGCGGAACCTTGCTGGGCCTGATACCAGAACTTGTCATCAACCTCAACACTGATGTTGGTTGTCCAGTGCGACAAAGATTGCTGCTTGATGTCGATGAACTTTTCGATCTGCGGGTCAGCCCAGTGCATCATTGCCATTCGTGCGGATCGCCGCACACCGCCAGCGACAACGCACTGCGCGATTGCGTGGTCGATTTCCATAGCGGAGATACCGTCAAGCATTTCGAGGTCAACCGCCAAGCGGTTGAACACCTGCGAAACATCAATCAGCATCTTCGCCAACGGCAAAGGCCCGGAAGCCCTACCACCAAAGGTTTTCAGCTTGGAGCCTGCGGATCGGACACGGGACACGTCGTACACACGGTTGGTATGTTCGACAACAGGGTTGTAGTGGGTGTCGATCAGATCCACTAAGGCGGCAGCCCACCCCTCGCGGGAGTCCTCGATCTTGAACGCCCCGAACCAGTCCGGGTCATAGGTTTCCGACAGCAACCCGGCAGCTTTCATGTCGTCGTAGTCCGCATGTTCCGGGTCGCAAACGATTTCAACCTTGAGTGCCTGCTTCACCAACGGGTACCGGGACAGATACTTGTTGCTGTAGTTGGCACCTACCCCGCCGCCCTCCATTAACCGCATGAAGGTGAACTCGAAGTGATCGGCGGGCTCATCGGTCCACCCGGCAACCCAGCAGTTGAACAGGTGTTCAGCGTTCTTCACACCGGACGCCCACAAGTGCCGGCCAGCGGGCAGGATCTTGAAGTCGAGCATCATGTCGATCAACTGTTGGCGTTCATCCTCAAGCTGGTAACGCTCATCGACCAAGGCGAGGTTGCCGTCTACTACCCGTTCGACGGTTTGCGGCCAGGTTTCTTTTGTGCCGTCTGGGAGGGTTCGGCTGTAGGTGCGTTCGTAAACGAGTTGCCCTGTGGGTCCAAAGTTAGTCATGCAATCTCTTTCATCATCATGTAGGTGCCTCCGCAGTACATTTGGAGGTCATCGAGAGGCCAGTTGTTAACCAGCATTGGTTTCTCATGGGGGAACAGATCGGGGAAGATCAGTGAGCGGTAAAGCTCCGATCTGCCCATCCCGTTGAATACAGGATCAATGATATTCATTGTCCTCCTCCGGTTCCCTAATGTCCAGTTGTTTAGCTTTTCTGTGGTCTTCGAGGATCAGGTCGATGTTGTTGAGCCCGGTTTGCGGGTCGATGTATTCGTTCACCGTCCACTAGCCCTGGCTTGGTTTTGAAGCCGTTGCACGGCTTCGCTGCTGTCGTCGTCCCAATCGGTTTTCGATATCTGTCGGGCTTTGGCTGCACTGATCTTTGCGCGGCTCCCAGGGCCGGCGTTCGGCTGGTTTTTGAAGGACCGGTTCATTTCCGTTGTGAGGGCTTCCAGAGCGCGACTCACCTGGGTTTTGTCGTATCCAGATGTGGGAGTGATGTTTTGCACATACTTAGACCATAAGCATTCCCGATACTCTTGGCTGATTCCATCGAGGGATTGGTGAAGGTCTTGGAACGCAGACGATTTAGTGGAGTTGCCGCGCAATCCTCCCTTTTCCAGCATCCGTTTCACTTCGTTGACCGAGTACCGGAAATTGCCCGAGAAAACCTCGTAGTCCAGCCGCTCTTTGGAAGCGATCTGATGCCCGATAGCGATGATCGCGTTCAGCCGATCCTTCGGGCTGAACTCATCTAGCAGCTTGTCCAATGAGCCTGGACGTTCCATCAGATGCAAAGTGATGTCCTGCTGAATGTCGTCTTCATCAACCACCGTGGGCCACTGATAAGCCACAGTTTTAGCGGCCTTACCGATCAGATCAGCCAACTCCTCAATCCGGTTACCTACTGTCAAGTCAGACCTCCCATGTGTGACCATCAACTGTGAACCTTCCTTTCGTGATCGGAACCAACTCCGGTTTAACATGCCCACCATCAACGGTGAGCAGGGCGAACCCCATCTGCCAGTCACCCGTCCCACCCTTCAAATACTGGGCGAGTTTCTGGTTCATCAAATGACCAACCTCAACACCTGTGATCTGCCGGGTGATGTTCCCGGCGAAACCGT